AAACAGGGTACGCTCCCCTCTTTTACTCAGCTTCCAGCATGTATGACGCTGACTTCTTGGCTAAAAAAGAAAAAGAGCAAGGCAGATTGTACCGGCAAGAATACCCAGAAACCCCGCTTGAGGCATTTTTAACCTCTGGAGATCAGTTCTTTGATCAAAACGCGCTTGAGCGCTATATGGACTTTACTACCCACTTTACGTCGTCGGTAACTACTCCTGTATATGTCTAAATGGATTCAATTCCGCGATATTGAGCCAGGAGAAAAGATTGTGGCGTTTGCTGATACGGCCGCGGGCGGCCTGGACTTCTGCGCCATTCAGTTTATGTCTACTACTAAATTAGATATTCCCCTTGTTTATCACGATAAGGTGATCGCTACTATTATGACTAATGAGGCATTTCCGGTCTTTGAGCGGATTGCTGAGGTCACTGGGTTTAAGCCGCTGATTGCTTATGAGCGAAATAATGGGGGCTCATTTGAAATGGACCGCCTGGCCTCTCTCAACCGTCAAGGGTTATTTGAGGTGTTTCGGATGCCAACTATTGGTATTGCCATGCACCCGCAGGACTCCATGCGGCTCGGGTGGGATACTAATACAGCTACTCGTCCGCAAATGCTGGGAGGGTTAAAAGAAGCGATTGACGCGGGACTTTTGACCATTTACCATCAGGAGACGGTAAAAGAGCTCTACTCATTTGTGGTGGTGAAAACAACCTCATCTTGGAAAGCTCAAGCCGAATCAGGTAGTCATGATGACTTAGTGATGGCTTTAGCGGGGGTTTGGCAGCTTTACTTGACTAATCACCAGTTCAATGTGTCGCGCCTAGAGCGTCGGCAACTCGTGGGCTACAGTGGTGGTATGCCAGGGACCGGTTATAAGAAAGTTCCTGTTTACAAATCTGACTTTTAACTATGGCAGTTGCCAGCAAACCCCGCGGTGATGTAACGCTTGTTTTAGAAACAGAGGTGGTATTTACTAGAATACCCAATGCTCTGTTTCTGTTTGACCAGATAAAGTACCTAGAAAATGAGATAGTTTCTCTCTTAAGTACTCAGCTTGAGGGGTATATGATAACGCTTGCTCAAGACCATCCTGTTCCTGGATACGACCAAGAAGACTTACTCCAAGAAATGCGGATTGCTATCTATGAAAAGATAAAAAAGGCTAAATACAACCCTAAAAGGTCACTTCCGATTACTTACTTTTCCTGGGTATTTCGGACCACGCTTTCTAACTTAAACGCCAAAGCCCATAGAGACTGTCGAATAGCTGCTTCTTACGCGGAAAGTTTAGATGAGTTTGAGTTTGAGGGAAGTGCTTTTAAAACTGAAGATACCCATGTTTTTTGTGGCCTGTGTAGCCGCATTGTCGACCCTCACTCTAACTATCAGGTGTTTACCCAGCGCGTAACTGACCCTACTTTAGTATGTGAGATTTGTTTACAAGAGGCGGCGCATGAGAAACTAAAGAAGTATACTTAAAGTATGGATTACTCAAACACTTCTTACGAGGATTTAGAGGCTTGCGATAAAGTTAAATACCGCTTGTCTCATGCGGTATCTGCAACGAAGCTAAAGTTTCAAAACTTTAATGAGTTTGACAAGGTATACCATCAATCTGGTATTGAGCAGCAGACCAATGCTCAGATGCACAACCCTTATTCCTGGTCCTCAGTAGAGACAATTACTCCTCGTCTGGTTGCTCGTAAACCAAAAGTCCTCTATTCTCCCCTGCAATCTGACAGCGACCTACAGCAATCCCAGGCCAAAGATCAGACTGCCCTTTTCAACTACTGGTATGCTAAAGACCGCGTGTTTTCTAAACTGGTTTCCTGGGTAAAAGGTTCTCAGATATATGGAACTGATCACGTTAAGATTTACTGGAAAACCGAAACTACAAACCGCAAAAAGTATGAATACGGAGACGATGGGTTGCCTAAAGTGGATAGTAAGAGCAAGAAACTGGCTATTACTACTGAAGAAAGTATTACTTTTGACGATCCAACTCTTGAAAATGTCTCTATTTACCACTTGTTTGTCGACCCCTCCGCTACTAGCCTGTATGATGCTCGGTGGGTCATTCATCGCTATTATAAGACTATTACGGAACTGCGGGAGGCCATGGAGAATGGCAAGCCTATTTACCAGAACTTAGACGAGCTAGAAGGCCATATTCGCTCTACTATTGATTCAGACAGTCCAGAAGACTCTTTGCGTCATCAATATGCCTTTTTACGCCGAAATCGAGTAGATAAAAGTATTGATATTGTCACTATTTTGGAGATGTGGGACATCGAAAAAGGAACAATGGTGACCATTGCGGAAGGTGAGTTTGAGATCAGGCCGCAACAAGTGTTCCCCTTCTGGCATGGTCGGGCTCCTTTCGTGCGTCTTGTTGACTCCTTGGTTCCAGGTGAATACTACGGAAAAGGCGAAATTGAGCCCGTTCTTAATCAGCAATATGCGCTTGACACCATGGATTCGTTGGTTATCGACAACGCTATTCAGCAGCAGCAAGACATGTGGAAAATATCTGGAAATATTGACGAATCAGAGTTGCAGAAGCGACCAAATGGGGTTATTCACTTTAACGCAAACCTCGGTGAGTCAATTGACCAGATTGTTACTCCTGACCTCATTAAGCCTGGTCTTGAAGTGAGGGAGCAACTGAAGTCGGATATGCAGCAAGGGTTGGGTATAACTGACTACACCCAAGGCGCTGATTCCACGGTTGATCGAACTGCTACTGGCACCAACATTAAAGCCCAGTCAGCTAACGCCAGGTTTGCTCATAAAATACAACTGTTTGAAGAAGCAATTGAGGAAGTCGGGTTTCAAGTCATGGCGCTCTATCAGCAGTTTATGACTGAGGAAAAGATTGTTGAGGTACTAGACGAGATGGGAAAGAAGACGATTAAGCGGCTTACTCCCGCCCAAATTGCCGGAGAGTTCAACGTGACAGTGGAAGCCGGTTCCTCGGCTCCAGTAGACAAAGACGCTCAACGAGAAGACGCCTTGACCCTGTATCAATTGATGCAACCAATTCAAGACCCGCAGGTACAGTTTCAGTTAACGAAAGAGTTAGTGCAGACCTTTAACTTCCCTGATTTACTCCAGTCTATTAACCAATACTTCAATTCGCAGCAGTCAGGAAGTCCCGACCCTGCTTTGGCTGCCGCGCAGCAACAGCACGATCAAAAAATGCAACAAGCCGATCAGCAACACCAAATGAACTTGCAACAGCAGGCGCAGCAGCACCAGCAAGAACTTGCCCTTGCGCAGCAGCACCATCAGGAAACCGCCCAACTTGCCATGCAGCAGATGCAAGCAACCGCCCAAACGAAACAAGCAGAAGTTGCTTCCCGTTTAGAGATAGAAAAGATGAAGCTGATTAATTCGCAGGTACAAAAAAACCAAGCCCCCCCTGCTCCTCACATTAGCGAAGTATTACCTTTCCAGTACTTGCCACCTGAGTCACAAGACGCCCTGCTTACCTCGGTTGGTCTTCCTGGAGGGGCGGTAAAGCAAAGTTCGGCTGAGCAAAAGGCCGCCGCCAAACAACCCTTAGTGTCAAGCAATTTATCAAAGTAAGTCATTATTATGGCAAACATGTCACCAGGAGGACTGGGAGCGAAAGTTCGCGGAACCCTCCAAGCAAAAACAGTAAGTCGAGCATCTAAAAATGCTCCAACTCAAAAGAAACTGCCAAACAAAGTTTCGTTTGGACCAAAAAATTCTACTCCCGCTGGAGGAGCAGGAAAAGGCCGCACTCCTGGCGCTTCTTCTTTTGCTGCAAACGCTGGAACTGCAATACGGCCAAAAGGTGGATTTGGTGGTTCTGGAAAGTCAAAAACACCAGGTCACAAGGGGTAGATATGAATAAGCCACTCCCCGCTTCACTTAGTCTGCGTTCTTGGGAAAAGAAAGATGCCGCTCTTGATAAGAAAAGAGGCATTAAAGAAGGAAGTAAGAAAGATGTAAAGATGGACGCTAAGGCGACTGACCAGCCAAACGCCGCAAGTAAATCTAAGCTTACTAAAACAACGGTACCTGTTCAAAACTACTTTTCAAGTAAGGATGTGATGAAGAAAAAAGGAAAGGGGTACTAAATGGTATCTGCTTCCGAAAAGTTAAGTGAAGGGTACAACAGAAGTCGGGACTATTCCCGACTTCTGGGGTTTCCTGAGTTTACCCGCTTTGTCGAAGAAGTGAGACACAACCAAACGGCCACTATTGAGCGGTTGACTCACCTTCCCGATGAAAAAGAACATGATAAGTTAGTGGAAATCCGCTACTTTAACATGATTATGGATTCTTTAGAGGGAACGGCACGGCAAAGAGACTCTTTTAAAGAAAAGTTAGAAGAATTAGGTATTTCTACCCATGACGAGTAAGTGAAGTATACTACTGTAGACCGAGGAAGCCACCCGCGTTAAAAAGCCTGGTACCGAAGCTCCCAGAAAAGTAGCCCGTAATACTATTATATGGAAAGTGCCACTGACGTAGAGGAAGAGATCACTTCCGAGGACTCGTCACCTGAAGAAACCACTGACTTAGAAGAGTCGTCACTAGACACCTCGTCGGAAGCGACGTTAAAACCTGACAAATCAAGCAGAGATAAGGCGAATGAGAGAATCCGTGATTTAATAGAGCAACGTAATGCCCTTGCTGCTCAAGTAAGTGTTTTACAAAATCAAGGAAAACGTGAAGAGTCCGCAGTGCTCGATGGGGTAACTGATGAGGGTATTGACCCGCAAAAGTACGCCGCAAGTCTTCTAAAAAGAGCGCAAGACCAAACCGCTCAACTTACTAACAGTCAAGTTGCTTTTCAGCTTTCTATACTGGAAGTGCAACGTGACCCAGTAATGAAGTCTAAAGTGGCCCAAGAACACGTTTCTTCTTTGATTAACCACGGCTTTAAGCCGACAGAAGCTCTCGAAATCTATAAGGACGACCTCAAAACGATTGAAGCAGAAATTTTAGAGCGTACCAAAGCTCGTAAAGAAGCAACCGCCGCTACTAGAGAAGGAACAACCATTACCGCAAGCGGTAAGAGTTCCACCGCCCCTAGTGGCACTTTCACTTGGCAACAAGTGGAAAGTATGCCGATTGCTGAATACAAGAAAAACCAAGCTGAGATCAAACGCCAAGCCGCCGCTGGCCTTATTAAGTAAACCTAACTCACTATCATGGCTGGTACTTTATCTACTGATACCCTAGCAACCTTTAATCCGACCATTTGGCGTAAGGACACCATCTTGGCCAGACAATCTAAACTTGTCCTTGCTGAAAACGTCGATCGTTACGACAAAGATGTAATGACCATGGGGAAAGCTATTCAAGTCCCTCGTCACGCCTTGCAGGTAGCCCGCACCAAAGCCCCTGGTGGCACCGTTACCTATGATGCCAACTCAGAAGGTAACCTGACTATCAACATCAATACGCAAGCCTACCACGCTTTTATCGTAGACGATATTGAAGAAGCGCAGGCCAACCAAGACATCATGCAAATCTACACCGATGGTGCTGGATTCGCGATTGCCAAGAAAGTAGACGACGACC